ACGGCTGGGAGCCGCAGTCTTGACTGAACCCATCTTGGCAGATGTGATACCGCCAGAAGCCATCTTTTTCATGCCGCCTTTTTTCATACCGTACTCCTCTTTCTCATGTTTGACCATTGACTTGGGCGCACCTTTGCGCTCCATGAACGAAATTTCCTTTTTGGCCATAGCCTTGGATTCTTTCATCTCACCACCCCTTGAAAATTTTTTGCCTTTGTCGGCAGTTGAAAAATCTTTGCCCACAGACTGTGGAACGCCCACCTTCTTGGCAAACGCTGGGTTGTGTGCCACCGCCGCCATGAAATTGTGTTGTTTCTTGCTTGTGCTTGGCATGTCAAACCTTAACGATCCAGCCTTTGCCCACCACAAAACCGACAAACAACATGCCCGCCCAAATCAAAAGCTTTTCTACAACGGTCTTACCAACTTTTTTGTAGAACTCCGAAGACAGCTCTTCAAGCGCCATCTTGGCCGCTTCTTTGGCAATTGCGCGTTCACGATCAGTTAATTCGATTTGAGACATTTACACAAACCTGCCTTTTGTTTTGCCTTTGACACAGCAGCCGTCTGCACGGGCAGAAGCCGACCCGCCTTTTTTCATACCTTCAACAACGGTGTATGGGTCTTTGTACGCATTTTTTGAACGCGACTCAATGTCGGCAGATTTACCGCGAGTTTCACGGCGTTGTTCATCAAGCGCTTCTTTGCCTGCGGACAAAACACGATCAGACGCTCCAGAACTCACGCCTTTTTTGCGTTCGGCTGATACCTGATCTTCCATTGCTGCTTTTTCAAGCGGTGTCATTTTTGCCATTTACACAAACCTGCCCTTCGTCTTGCCTTTGGTAGCGCAACCATCCGCTTTGGTGACATACCCGCCATCAGCACAGTTCCAAGCTCTCAAGGATTTGTTAATCCTCGAATCCGGATCGTTTGCGGTCTTGGCGCTCGTAAGCTTCGCTTTCATACCCTTCATGCGGGCGCAGAAAGAGTCGCGGCGACTGCCGCCCTCGGGTTGAGGGCGTTTCAACCCCGGTTTCCCGGGATTCGCTGCGTTGTAGGAAGCTCGTCCTTTGGCGTTCAAGCCGCCTTTGGGATTCTTCCCTTCCTTGCGTTGCCATGCAGGTGTCTTAGCCATAGAACACAGTCACGCTGGCAATGTTTGTCAGCGTTGCATAAATGTTGGTAAAGCACCTGACACCCTCGCCCGGAACCAAAACGTAGAACGAATTGGGGTTTGAGTTGGATGGAATGTCGATCTCAATCACAGTTGTACCGCCGGAACCGCCGTCTTTCAACAACAGTGTTCCAGCAGAACTGGCCGTGGCGCAGATAGAAAACCCTTTGATACGCGCTGGCTGGGTAAAAACCGAACCAGACGCGTTCAAATGCGTTGACTTGACGTCATACTGCATCGTCATGGGATGCTCCTAATCAGGAATTGGCAAACGGTGTGGCGACAGTGCCTGTACCCAATGCAACACCATTGACCATGTATTTGAGAGCAGCGATTGCGTAAATCTGCACCCAAGTACCAGCAACACCACCGGTTGTGCCACCGTTGAAGTTGATGAAGTCGTTTGCGGCTGCGGCAGTGTAGGCAACCAAAGCGTTGGAGCTGTCTGTGTCCACACCAAAGATGGTGCCAATGTACTTGTCAGTACCGTCAGTACCAATCTTCAAAGAGCTTGTGGCAATGGTTGTGGGAACCCAGATGGTGTACACAACGCCTTGGTTGTTCGGTGTGCTGGGGTCTTGGCCGGGGCCAGAAGTGGTTGGGTTGGCATCAGCATTGATGGTAGGCAGAGTCAGTGTGATGTCTGCGGCCAAAGTGCCACCAACGGAAAGAATGCGACCGCCGTGGTCAACGGGGTTCAGTGTGGTTGAAGCGGTGATTGCGACAACAGAGGCGGGGCCTTGGTTGTACATGCCAGCCAAAGAACGGACTGGGCCTTGAAATGTGGTGCGTGCCATGTTTTTTCCTCACATGCGATTGAGGCGTATCTGTCTGCATGTCGTCAGCCGGGACTGTCAGATACACCGGAAAACCCCGGAATGGTTTGAATATACCGCAAAAGAAAAGGGGACGCTAGTCCCCTTTTCTCAAGTCGCTTACGCGCCTGCTGAACCCCACATACCGAGAGGATCAGACCAGCCGAAGCTGTAACGCTCACGAGCTTTGTAACGGACGTTGCCGGTATCAAAGTCGCCGTCCATTGAGTTAGCCAAAGGCATACGCTCAAAGTGCTTCATACCGTTTGGAACGTCGGTAATCAAATACCAGCCGTTTGTGTCGGTCAAGAAGTGGTTGACGGTGTAGCCTTCAGGAATTGCACCCATCTGCTTCAACGCGTTGATGTCGTTGTCAGCAGTAGAAACACGCAGCTCAGTGTCAAGCAAACGCTTGGCAACGAACATCAGTGAAGGGGGCACAATCATCTTGCGAGGCTTGGCAGCGATCAACAGACCACGCTCATCAGTCCATGCAGCGATTTGAATCACAGCATTTTCCAAAGAGGTTTCGTTCAAGTCAACGCCAGTGGTGGGGCTGTTGTAGTTAACACCGCCATTCACCAAGGGGTGGCCAACACGAGTGCTGGAGCTGTTGTTACCGAACAAAGTAACGCCGTCACCGCCCAAGTAGGAGCCATTGAAACCGTTGTTGATAACAGCGGCTGCTTTGACTTGCTTGGTGTATGCCATTGCACGGGCCAAGGCTTTGGTGTAACGAGCAGACAAGCTGTCGTACAAGTTATCTTCAATCGCTTCTTCAGTGATTGAGAAACCCAAGGCGATGGTTTCGTGGTTGTAGCGTGCGGTGAACGCTTCTTGCGCATTGTCATAAGCAATGGCAGAACCTTCGTTCTTGACGGGAGCAGCAGCGAAACCAGCAAGCTTGGTCTCTTCTTCAAAGCTACGCTCAGATTTCTCTGTTTCGTAGATTTCTTTGTGCTCTTCGCCGTAGCGAGCGTATTCCATACCGAACAAAGCGTTCAAGCCGGGGAGCAACTCTTTGAGTAGTTGTGCGCGTGAAATAGCCATGATCTAGCTCCTATTACAGGCCGACAGCGTTGCTGTAAGCGTGGTATCCGGGGTTGAACTTCACCAGAATGTCAGTATAAGCGTCGCCAACTTGTGAAGTTGTGCTGTTCACAAAACCAATGATGCGGAAAGCAGCAGTGGTAGTGATCGCAGTGGGGTTCACAGCAGTGTTGGAGTTACCAGTGGTGGTAGAGCCAGTTGAAGTGCTTTGAGCAGCATTCAAGTACACGTTGTTGCCCAACTCAGTTTGAGAAATAACGCCAGCGGCTTGCACTTGGAACACAGCGCGGTCGTCATCAATCACATACGCAGACACAACACCAGTGGTGTTAGCTGGGTAGTACTGAGAGTAGATAACCTGACCTTGTGCGTTGACGTATGTGCAACCAACAAACACGCCAATAGCACCAGTCAAGGTACCGTTGCCGGGGAAAGAGTTGGTTGTAGCGTCGGCACCAGTGCCAGTCACCAATTGCAAATAGCCATCAGAGCCAACAAAAACAATGCTGCCATTGAAAATGTTGTTGCTGTAGCCAGCAGGGTCGATCAGGAATGAGCGAGTGCTACCTGCGTAAGGTAGGCCACCCAACTCATTTACGGCTTTGAAGCCGTAGGGAGAAGCGGTAGATGCCATTTAAGGACTCCTTGTTTATTTAGAACCTGAACCAAATCCGGCTCCGCGACTGACTGACGATTTTTTCTCGGCAAACAGCGGCATCATCGGATTGTTGTTTCGCATGAAGTGGTTGTCCACTGAATCCATCTGGTTCTGAGCCTGCTGATCGTAGTATTCATCACGGGCTTTGGCTTTCTCGATAGGCATCTTGCAAAGCATGAGGCCACCGATTTCGACATTGCCTGTCTTTTCATTACCAGTAATCATCAACTCAGGATGGTCTACTGCTTTCACCGGCTCCCAGCCATCGCGAAACTTGCGTGACACGTTGGTTGGTTCGTGCTGACCCAAGACATGTGTGGCTACCCAACGGTAGACATATCCGGGTTCAGGTGTCGGATCGGGCAGCGCAGTCGGCGGTACGTATACAGCACGAGCCTGCTTTTCGCGTGACACATTGTCACGAGGGGTACGGTTTTCAGCCATTTTGATTCTCCAATTTTAAAACTTCAGCAACATATTTCTTAGGATCAAGGTTGTACTTTTTAATTAACGCAGCTTGAGACGGCGTTAACTGTATCTTCCTTGTCCCTGTTGACCGGGATGCCGGAGCAACCACGGATGAAGGCCGCCTTGGAGTCTCAACCGACCTTGGCTTGTCTTCGTTTCCTCCGAAAACTTCAGGGAACTTCGACTTCACGCGAGCATCAATTTGCTCGAAATATTCATCGGAGCGAGGATCGACTCCGTTGTTGACTAGTTTTTGATGCAGCCCTAGTGCAAAGCTGGTAACTTCCTCGAACCCGTCTGAGCCAAACCACTGGTTTTTTGCTTGCCAGCGCAAGGTTTTTTCGTCGGCTCGCACCGGTTCGGGTGCTTGTTGACGCGGTTGTACATCATTTTCTTTGGTTTGTAAAGCAGGCGGGCGAAAATTTTGTGCTTGTTGCAACTTTAACTTTGCCTCAAACAATCTTTCCTGCGCGGCAATGATGGCATCAGTGTCAAAAGACTCTTGCGCCACTTTGTACTCTTGCCGAGCTTTGTCCAATTCCGCTTCGGCAGCGGTCTTGGCCATTGCTGTGTACTGCTCTGTCCCACTGGTAACGTACTGTTGAAGCTTCTTGTTTTCTTCAACATAGTGCTGTGCAAGACGCTCAAGCTCTTGCTTTTCCCGCAAAAGGGCTTCTTTGGCACGGCGTTCGTCGTGACGGGCATGGGTCAGCTCCTTGATGCGTTTCTGGGCACCTTGGGTGTATGACTCGATTTCGTCGTCGGTTGGGTCTTCTACCTCCCGGTCAAGGGGGCGACGGCCACGATCCTTCTCAGGCGTGTCGTCAACGATCTCAATTTCGACATCCTCATTGGTTTCAATCTCAACCTTCTGGTCTTTGTCGTCTTCAAGCTCGTCAGGGAACTTGTATTGCTCTGCCATATCTGCTCCTTTTAAGCGCGGGTAAGCCCACGAGGGTCTTGCACAACAGCGTCCACTTGGTCATCGTTGATGAGCCGGAACTCTTTTCCGAAAATCTTGAACCGCGTACCGGAATATGTACGCACGAGTACGAAGTCACCTTCCTTGCACCACGCGCCTGCGGGGAACTTGGTCTGGTCTTTGTACGCGTCGGGGCCAACCTTGAGCACAAACAGAACCGTTGTGGCATGTTCTTCTTGGCGCAGGGTGGATGTGGCTTTCACGAGATCAAGCTCAGTACCGTCAATCTTTTCAGAGATGTCAGGCACAGCACACAGCAACTTCCAGCCTGTCGGCTCTGGCAGCATGGTGGCTTTTTCTTCGTTTGTTGCGTCGGGTGCTGGCGCATCGACGGGCTGAATTGCTTCAGGCAGGGCATATTGCCCCGGTTCTAGGACGATTTCACTCATCTGATTTTTCTACTTTCTCTGCAAGGTCAAGAAGATGGCGCTCTGCGATAGCTAGACCCTGAATAACACCGCAAAGTTTTTGATACTCATCGAAGTTGCGACACCCACCACCGGCGCAGTCATCTGCATAGTTGTTCATGTCGGTGCGTAATTTTTCGCGCAATACGCGTGCGAAGTCTTGAATCATTTAGCGGGCTTCTCCTTTTGTTGGTTGAGTCGTTGTTGCATCTGCATTTGCTCGCGCTTGGTTTTGATGTCCCCCGCTTTTGCAAACGCGTTGATGTTGGCTACTGTCTTCTGGTGTTTGAGCTGGCCAGCCTTGGCCATTGCATCCACTTCCAAACGCTTGTTCTCAACGGCCAGTTTGCCCTCGACCTCTTGTTTCTTCAACGCCAACTCCTGCATCTTGATTTGCAACTCTTGCTGTTGCATCTGGATGAGTGGGTCTTGCTGTTGTTGCTGGGCTTGTTGCTGTGCTGCCATTGTTTGGTTTTGTTGGAGCACCTGCTGGGCTGCTTGAGCCATCATGCCCGACAACTGGATCTCCATCTCTGGTGGCAGCTTCTCGTCTTCGGGAGGCAGGGGCATGCCCAACTGCTGTTCAATCTTCTGGCGGTAGGCGTAGCCCACGTGCTCGGCAACGTGTGCCATCATGGCTGCTTGAATCTGTGGGGCCTTGGGATTCTGGCCAACCAACTGCATGACGATGGGGTCTTGCATCGCCATCATGTGCACCTTGATGTGGGACTCATGGTCTTGGTAGAAGAACGCTTTGAGTGGCTCCATGCGCAACGCGGCCATGTTCTCAGACACAGGGTCTTTCGGTTTTTGGTCGTCCGGCAGAGGCACGAGTTTGTCAGCATCCTTGATACCCAGCACCGCCAGCATCTGTCTGTGGAGCTGCGGCAAGTCGTAAATATCTGGAGCCATCTGCGCCATCTGGATCACAGCTTGGTACTGCACAACCCGCTGGCTCATGGTTGCTGCGTTGGGGTCGCTCACAGGGATGATGTCTACATGGTCATAGTCAGCAGCCTTGGCTTTACGCGGCGCGTCAATGGGGTCGTAGTCGTAAACAGGGTCAGTGAAGTCGCGGATGATCGCGGCCAACAAACGCAGCTCTTGTTTGAATGTGTAGTGCAGACGGGCTTGGACTGCCGTCATCACTTTTAATTGTCTTTCTAGCAACGCCAACGTAGTTCCCACAGGCGCTTGGGCAGACATGTCCGACACCTTCATGTCGGCGGTTGCAGCAAACCTGCGACCCTCCTCCACGATCTTGTCCATCAGTCCAGACAAGACAATGCTTGGCTCTTTGTATGGCAGGGGCAGGATACTGTCGCGCAGTGCCCCAGAACCAATGTCTACGTCGCGCCATTCTCCGGGCGCGATGGGGGTGTCGTCACCTTTGATGCGCATGCCTCTGGACTTGAGGCCCCCGGGGAGGTTTGAGAGAGTACCTGCGTCAATAAGCTGGCGCATGAGACTCGTGGCTGATTTGGCATACCCTCCAATGAGATGGAAAAGGCCGAAGCCGTAAGCTCCAAAACCCGGGATGTATTGATAGTGAACAAAGTGTTGTCGTTTGAGTTCAAGGGGGTCTTTCTCTTCCCAGTTTCTACGGATGGCCAGAACATCGTTCGAGCCTTTTATTAGGGTAACTACGTATGGCCTTGTGATTTCTGTTGGCTCGCCGTCGTCACCTTTTGCTTCGTCGCCTTTGAGCACCAAGTCAACGTGGCACTCATACAGCGTGTATCTGTCGTCGTTCAGATCGGAGAACCCTGTCTCCTTATCTTTGGCTTTCTTGACGTTGTCCTGATCTTTGCTGGGGTCAGGCAACTCAATGTCGCGGTAGAAGCCTGCCTGCTGGAGTTTGATGATCTCGTTCTTGGTCTTGCGCATGACGTGCGTCAAGCGGTAACACGTATCCAAGTCGGTCGTGCCATAAGGCAGGATGATGTCTTCTGCTGGGATAAATATGGATACTTGACGGCCAAGGTTCGGGTCGTAGTACACCTTCTTGAACGCGGAGCCAGTGGCTGGCAGACTCCACAGCATGCGCTCATGCTCAGGGCGGAACTCACGCATGACTTCTGTCAACTCGTAGTTCATGTCCTCTTGGACACGCACAGCGGCTTCTTGCTTCTCAGGCGTTTCCTTGCCCAGAATTTTTGTGCGCACCGGCCCTTGCGCGGGGAATGTCTCGGTGATGGTCTCACTCTGGAAGCGCACCACAGCCTCTGTAATCATTGGGTGGAACACACCAGACGCGCCGTTCCACGGCTCAGTTCTTTCCTCGTACTGCAAGCCCAGCAGCTTCAGTCCCTCTGTATATGCCTTCTCCCAGTCCTTGCGGGAGTTCTTGTCGTTCTCAATGTCCTCGGCCAACTCAGAGGCCATCGCCATGATCTCATCTTCAGGGAGCGTATCTGCCAAGTTCTCGTTGAACTCATCCTCCCCGTCTGGGCGAATGCTCAGCTCCAAGTCCCCAGCATGTATGTTGACGGCTTCTGGGTCAACGATTTCAATCTCAATCGGTTCTTCGTTCTGGGCGGCTTCCTCCATACCCACAGGGTTTTGGTACAGCGCTTTGTCTATGTTGGTGGCCATCGTTTATCCTCAGTAGTACGCCGCTACACGGCGCTTAAAAAATCGTGGTTCGTCTGGTTCATCCGTGTCGATACGGATAAAGCCGCCTTGTCTGACTCGAAGCAGTGCTTGTGTTGTTGTGTCAACGTAGTCGTCATTCTCTCCGACTGGGAAAGCTGCAACTTCTTCAATCACTTCGCGTGCCCAGCGTGTGTCTGGTGCCCACACCAGTCCAGATGCAAACATGTCGGCCACGGCGTTGACACGTACCATCTTATCGTTTCCACGGCTCGGTGTAAATTCTTGTACAGGGATGCCCATGTTGCGCAACTCTTGGATCAACGGGCCACCAGCGGCTTTCTTCTCCACGATGAACGCGTCCGGCTCCCATTCCTTCCACTGCTTGAATGCCACTTGCTTCAGCTCCGGAAAAGCCATCCTGTCCTTGAATGCGTCCAGCAATATGACCTGCGCTTGGCTGTTTTCTTCTTCGTTGTAGAACACACCCCACGTTGTGCACGCGCTGTAGTCAGATGTGCTCTTTGTCTCGTGCGCCGTGTCCCAGCTCTGGATGATGTACTCACAGTCAGGTGGCGTGTCGCTTGGCCAGATGCGCCAATGCTTTCTGCTGATGATGGCCGCCGTGTCGCTGGTCGGCTGCTGCATGTACTGCGCGTTCCAATACCGGGGATCCATTGAGGACTTGGCACTCTTGAGCGCCTCCAGCGGCCACTGCTCCGGCCACAGCGACTTCTCGTTTTCCGTGTTCTCGTTCAAGATGGCCGGGAGTTCTACGATCTCCCACTGCGGCGAGTCTGGGTTGTTGACTTGGTATTGGATCAACCGTCCGGTCAAGTCCAGTGGCCCCCAACGTGTCATGACCACAATGATGCCGCCGCCCGGCATCAGCCGCTGCAACGGGCCGGTCTGAAACCATGACCACGCGGTGTCGAACGCCAGTCGACTGTTTGCCTTTACATCTTGTTCCGAATGCGGATCATCAATAACGAATAAGTCAGCGCCGCGTCCAGCAAGTGCACCGCCGACACCGGCTGCGTAGTATTGCCCACCCGCCGCTGTGCTCCACTTACCGGCTGCTTTTTGGTCGTCTGCCACAAGTGTTTGAGGGAAGAGTTCATGGTAGTGCTCGTCGTTGATAAGGTTTCGTACCCGACGACCGAAGTCTTCGGACAGCGATGCCGTGTGCGTTCCCATGATGATTTTCTTATCAGGGAAATTACCTAGAAAGAACGCGGGGAACAAGTAGGAGCTGAACTCCGACTTACCCATACGTGGCGCGATGTTGATGATGACGCGTTTCTTTTTGCCGTCGATCACGTCCTGAAATATCTTGGCCAGCTTCCTGTGGTGTGGCCCGACCTTGAACCCGGGGTAGACATGTTTGGCAAACTCAATCATGTCCGTGCGACCGGCCACCAGCTTGTACCGCTTCTCGCGCTCCTCCAGCATGTCCATGAGTTCCACCTTTTCCTTGAGGCTCATGGTCGGGAGGGCTTTCTGGATAGCCTGAATTTCCGCTGTGTTTAACGTTAGACTTTCAAGCTTCATCTGGTGTTTCTGGTAAGGGCGTACTAACTTCTATGTCTTCGATAGGTTCAGCGTCTTGCACGCCCATGAAGGCGGCGAGCTTTTCTTTGAGCTTTCTGTCGATCTCTTCGTCCGTCAGATCCGTCTTCTTGACCTCGATCTTGTCGGTGAACAGCCCGACTTCGGTGACCTTGCCCAACAAACCCAGTGCTTTCAAGCGGATGTTGGCGTTGGGGTGTTCACACTCTTCGAGCAGTTTGGCCACGGTATAGCCGCGCAACTCACGCGCTTGGTGGACAAACTCCCAGTCGTAGGCCGTCAGCATGCCCACCAGATGCTGCACCGCAGCAGGCGTTTTGATCTGGGTGAGATGGTTGTGCGTGATTTCTGCTGGCGCGGAAGACACGAGGTTTGTGAATGATGCCCGTGCGGCTTGGGCTTCGGCTTGGGTGACCACGGTATCTGTGTCAACAGCTCCCAGACCCTTGAGCCATTCGGTAGTGTTAACTTTAGCGTCGACTACATCCGCCGGATGTTCTTTTTCAAGCGGCGTAGGTTTACCAAAGTGGGCGACCACTTCGGGTTCAAATTCAATCAAGTGTTCTAGCATCGGCGCATAAGTCCCTTGTACCTGCGATGCGCGGAGTGTATACTACCTTTGAGTGCTGTGGCAAGCAGTTGCTTCAGTTGCTTCTCCTCAGTTGTAACCCAACTGTTCAGCCCCCGTCAGAAATGCCGGGGGCTTTTTTCTGTTTGGGTTTGTCTAACGTTGGACATAAGTTATTTTGAATTTTTATAAAAATTTGGGGTGGTAAAGAATAAGTATTACAGAAGTGCTGAGAACGGGTGGGGAATAGTGTTCACGCGGGATGGGGTGTTGCCTGCCCACAAGGGGTGG